ATATTTTAGAGGTAAACGGAGAAGTACCAGCTCTCATGTTCGTAACGTCTCAGCCTATCGAGTTCTCTGAGGAGAATCAGGAGGCAGACACGAAAGAGGAAGTAGCAGAGAAACCCGAGAAGGAAATCGAAGCGCCTGAAGCAAACGAGGAAGACCAAAAGGAGCAGAATTTATCCGTAAATTTTAACCCCGAGGAGCAGCTAGAGTGGCTCACCTACCTCGCTAAAAAAGGTGAAACTGAGGAGGACTTAATGGAGGGCTACGAGTTAGTCCATGCTACAATAGACGAGGGCGAACTAGAGGGCGAAGATTGGGAAAGTATGCTTAACGAGCAGGTCGAGCTTTCGCTGTCAGGTTACGCACCAGCTGACAAGCGCTTTAAGAAGTCTGTACAGGACAATAAATGGGTAAAGGTACGCTACGCCTATGTGCAGGGTTCACGTAAACACGGAAGCTCTAACACAGGCAAAAAGCAGCGTAGATTTTGCGTGGCTATGGAGTCGGCTAAACGACTATACCGTAAGGAGGATATTCTACAAATGCAAAAGGACGGAGTAAACTCTGAGCTAGGTCACAATAAACAACCGTACTCTGTATGGAAGCATAAAGGAGGTGTAAATTGTCACCACAAATGGGAGCGACGTATTTACATTAAGAGAGAGAAACTAGACGGTACTCCGTGGGGAGGTGGAGCTATGAATGGGGTTAAAAAGGCTACTATTGCGGAAGCACGTAAGAAGCACTTCAACCCAAATAGCGGACGCTTTAAGAACGACCGACGAGTAGCAGAGGCGCAAATAGACAGAGCCGACAAAGGACACCACCCTAACTATAGAGGCGGAAAAGGTAAAAAGAAAAAGTAATAAATACAATGAAAGCACTATTTATAGACCATAAAGACCTAGTAAGGCACACGCCTATTTCGGGTAACCTAGATTTCGATAGGTTGGTTCAATACGTGGAAATAGCTCAGGATATACACATTCAGGGGCTACTAGGAACTCGCCTATACAATAAGCTACAGTCTGACATTTTGGCTAACAGTTTGTCGGGTAATTACGCTACGCTGGTATCTACCTATATTAAGCCTACACTAGCTCAGTACGCACTGCTAGAATACCTTCCTTTTGCTATGTACAGCATTAATAATAAAGGTGTATTTAAGTCAACGGCTGAGAACGCTGAGGTAGTTAATCGCTCAGACATTAACGCTATGACAGAAGCGGCTAGAGACACCGCTCAGCACTACGCTACTAGAATGGTAGACTACTTAGTAAACTACCCCGACCTTTTCCCTGAATACCTTACAAACAATAAGGAGGAAATGAGCCCAAACCGTAGAACTAATTTCGGGGGGTGGAATATATAATAAATGGCTACTTTAACAGGAAAGCAAATAAAGGACTCCTACGACGGACTCCTTAAACTAGACGACAACGCAGAGCTAACCTCTGCTAAGAAAACCGTTACGGACGGTCTAGGAAACGCTACGCCGTTAAGTATCTCAGACACCGAGGTTAAGTCTACAGTAGACCTAGAGGCTTCGGGTTTTAAGACACCAACAGGAACGGCTAACGACTTCCTACTAGCAAACGGAACTACTACCACAATAAGACAGGATAAGGAGTACGTATTTAAGCAGGTGACAGCTACTAACATCTGGAACGTGTACCACGGACTTAATAAACGCCCCTCTGTAACTGTAGTAGACTCAGCGGGTAGCGTGGTAGTAGGGGAGGTTTCCTACGTAGACGCAAATAACGTAACTTTAACCTTTAGTGCTCCGTTTAAAGGAGACGCATATTTTAACTAAAAAATAGTAAGAAATGGCTATTAAATTTGTAACGGATTTAGATATAAATCAGAACGAGCTACAGAACGCAGCTCTCCAAACAGTAGCGACCCTACCTAGCTCTCCTGTCGTCGGTCAGATAGTTAGCCACAATGGGGTAGCTAAAGCTTATAACGGTACTTCATGGGACGACCTAGCTTCAGGGACTACTTACTCGGCAGGTAATGGTATTGCCCTTACGGGTACTACGTTCTCTGTAGCAGGTGGCGACGGTTTGACTCAAGAGGCCTCAGGGCTAAAAGTAGACGGCACTGTAGTACGCACTTCAGGCGCTCAGACAATCGCAGGAGCTAAGACCTTCTCGGACGACGCAATTTTTAACGGTAACCTAACTGTAAACGGGACTACTACAACTGTTAACACTCAAAACTTAACTGTTAGCGATAATATCGTAGTATTAAACCACGACGTAACGGGCACACCTACAGAAAATGCAGGTATAGAGGTAGAGCGTGGAACTGCTCAAAACAGCTTAGTACGTTGGAACGAAACTACCGACCGCTGGGAGTTCACTAACGACGGTGTAAACTACCACAATATCCCACTCTCTAACGAGTACACTAACAACGTAGGAGACATTACAGGGGTTACAGCTGGTAACGGTTTGACGGGTGGCGGAACTTCAGGCTCTGTTACCTTAAACGTCGGAGCTGGTACGGGTATTTCTGTAGCAGCAGACACGGTTTCGTTAAGTCATTTAGGATTCCAAAACCTTAGCGACCCTAACGCAGATAGAATAGCATTCTGGGACGACTCAGCCAACGCTTTCGCATGGTTAACAGCAGGGTCTAACTTGACTATCTCAGGCACGACTATTAGCGCTACAAATACGAACACTCAGCTCTCTCAGGAGCAGGTTCAGGACTACGCAGCTCCGTTACTTACTAACGGCTCACACGATGGGGTTTCTGCTACTTACGTAGACGCATCTAATAGAATAGACATAAAAACTCAGTTTGTTTTAGCTGAGCACGTAGTTAGTTCTTGGGGAGGTGGAACTTATAACCTACAGGGCGGCGTTGTGGGTCAGGACTTCCCTACGTTCACCCCTCAAATTAGCGTATATGAGCAAAGCGGTGCAGACTATATAGAAGTGCATACTAGCGTAGTATATAACGGCGGTACAGGCGAAATGGATATATACCTACCAGCTGGAGATTGGAAAATTGTCTCACACGGTCTAAGAGCTTAATAATTCGGGCGGCTTCGGTCGCCCTAAAACCCCCTTTAAATAATGGCTAATAAAGTAATCACTAACCTAAACGTAGAAGGAGCAGTAGAGACTACCTCGGGTACTGTTTCCTCGGGAGTAGACACACAGTCGGGCGTAGCTTTAACAGTTCCAAAAGGAGCTTATATAAAGTCAGACGACGGAAACTATTTGCGTAACATAATAGGGCTAAATAGCTCTGCTAATATCGAGGTAGGTCAGGGTGGGACTTCTCTTATTTCTGACATTCAGTTAAAGCCTGGCTCTAGTGGTAACGTGTCATTTTTTACTACAGGGTCGGAGAGCTTTAGAGTGGATTCTAGCGGTAGGGTCGGTATGGGGACTACCTCGCCGACTCAGAGGCTAGAGGTTATAGGAACTATAAAGCAAAAGTCAGGAGCGGGTTATACTAACTACGTACAGCAGTCGGTTTCAGAGGCTCAATTAACCTTTTCTACCTTCTCAAATAACCAAACCTCATTTCCTTCAGCTATAAAATTTGCGCCTAATGGTTCTGAAGCTGTTAGAATAGACAATGCTGGTCAGGTTGGTATTGGTACGCCGACACCAAACGCACAGCTAACGGTTGGGGACGGTACTATTAACTCGAATATAAAGACCTTCTTTAGCGACGGAAGTTACACAGAAGTTACAGGCTATGGAATACAGTTCGACAGAGGCTATAGCTACTTAAGACCAACAGCCGACAATACTAAAAACCTGTATATAGGTGCTACTCCGAACACTTGGGCTACAATACAGACAGACGCTACTAGCCATTGGTTCAATAACAACGGAGTAACCAATATGGTTATAGACGCTTACGGCGACGTAGGCATAGGAACTAGTAGCCCTACTAGCTCTAAGTTAAATGTAAAATCTAACGGCTCTACTGATAGCGTAGTTAGAATTGACGGTAACGACGCTAGAGGAGCTTCTCGCTATGCTTTGCAGGTTGTAGACTCTGATACAAACGGTAGGGGGTCGGTTTATGTTAGCAGCTCGTCGGGTGCTTCTGCTATTTTTGAGGGAGGAGATTATATTTCGCATAGTAAATCCACAGATACGAATATAGCTATAGCTGGGAGGGTTAATTCCTACCCTTCGCCTTCTTCAAACTCTAGCTCTATTATCACGACAAGGGACGGCGGGGCATATCCGTTTAATAGCTACGGTCACCTAGTTCTATCGTCTAGGCACGACGCATCTAGAGATATTTTATTTAGAACTAATGACACAGATAGAGCGGTTATACAGGGTGGAGGTAACGTAGGTATTGGAACTACTAGTCCTTCTAGGCGTTTAGATGTAGATGGTATACAAGGGTGGCAACTTTCTAATTTAGAGACTGCATACCTAAACCCAACAGCTACTGGTGCGGACTTTGCATTAAAAGACCAATACAACGCAAACATTGTTAGGCTAGACAGTAGACCAAATGCTGTTTCGTATTTAAATGGTGGCAACGTAGGTATCGGGACTACTAGTCCAGCAAGAGGTTTACACGTTAACGACCACTATATCCGAATTGGTGACGGAACATCAACTACAATTAATCTCGAAGGCTCGGGGAGTTCAGATAAAATTCAGTTTAGAAATAGTGGCGGTTCTTGGTTATCTACCGAAACTAAAGGTATAAATATAGGCGATTTTAACTCTAACCCAAATTATGGGGATATTTTAGTCGGTACATACGACTTCGACGTTTTAGGTGACTCGTTCCAGCCTCTACTAAAAATAAAAAACACAGGTAACGCAGGTATTGGGACTTCAAACCCATCTAACAAATTAGAGGTTAATGAAGCAGGTAGCCTAAAAGCTGGTGGGAAAATACACTTTACAAGCATAGCGAGTGTTTCAGGTGCAGGTATTGTTAACGGTACTGTCATAAAGCTTAATGACGAGCACGACATAGACCTAAATACTTCTTATCACTATGTTATACAAACCACTACAGACGGCACGGGTACTAATTCAGGAGCTAAGTATATAGTGTGGTATGACAGAGATAATACACAGTGGATTTCTAGGTTTGTAAGTCGTTCAGGTAGCGATTCAAATCACCCACAGGTTGGGGTAGATGGAAGCAATGTAAAGTTATTTGACACTCATACAGGTACTTATAATCATAGATATATTGTAACTGCGTATTTAAAAAGCGACCCCGACGGCACACCACATTTTCTAGGAGCTGATTATCATTTTCAGCGTGACTCTAATAATTTATTTTACAACGACGGTAACGTAGGTATTGGGACTACTAGTCCTGCTAAAAAACTTCACGTTGAAGGGTCTGTTTTAATTGACGCATTTAATGCTGGAAACGAGACGGGTATATTTTTTAGAGAAGGTTTTTATAATTACAACGCATCAATTTTAGCCTACGACCATAACGGAGGAGGGACAAGCCCAGACGGTATCTCTGTTAATGGCTATGACGGTGTTTCTTTTTGTACGGGTTCAAATACTCGTAACGAGAGAATGCGTATAACTCAAAGCGGAGACGTAGGTATAGGCACTACTAGCCCCTCGGGTAAGTTAACTGTTTATTCCCCTAACGGTAACTCTGATTCTTTACAAATAGGACGAGCAGACTCGGGCAGTCTTTGGAAATTTAACCACGCAGGAGCTGACCTAAGAATCTATAACACAGACGCCTCTGGCAGTGATATATTACTAGGGGTAGACGCAGGAGGAACGACTAAGAATAATAAGGTCGGTATAGGTACAGCTACACCAACGGAAAAGCTAGACGTAGACGGTAACGTAAACGTGTCGGGAGCTGTTCAGGTGGGAAGCGTTATGTCCAACGGTTCTAACTTCGACGTGTACATAGGCGGGGTTAGAGTTATGACTATAGAC